TGGGCGGCGTCGACATTGATCTGGATGAATCCCGCGACATCGTAGAGAAGTGGCGCATGGCGTACCCCGAGATCGTTCAGGGGTGGCGTACCTGCCACAACGCACTACCCGCCATCATGCGAGGTACCGAGGGGGCACCGGTCGATCCATGGGGCATGGTCTACCCGACACCGGAAGGGCTCAAGACACCTAAAGGAATGATCCGCTACCCCAACCTGCGCACCGAGCGGGGCGACGACGGTAAGTGGGAGTTCGTCTACGGCGAAGGCAGGAACAAGGCCCGTATCTACGCCGGGAAGATCGACGAGAACATCGTTCAGCACCTAGCACGATGCGTGATCGCAGAAAACGCACTTAACGTCCAAAAAAATACCGGGCTGACTCCGGCTCTAATGGTTCATGACGAACTGGTTTATGTCGTGCCGGAAGACGAGGCTGAGTCTGTGCTGGATACCGTACAGGGCATCATGCGAACCCCGCCTGAGTGGTGGCCTGAGTTGGTTACTTGGTCGGAAGGAGACATAGCGCACACTTACGGAGACGCGAAGTGACCGAGGTTTTGCGTGCATTTGAATCCGTGCTATGGTACATACACGTAAACACAACCAAAGGGGTTGAAACTAACGCAAATGAGTATACACGAAACCACAAACGTGTTACTTATGAACACCGACAGAACAGCGACTTGGCTGAATCTCGCGGACAAATACATACAGTCCTACAACGAGAATCCAAGTCACTTTGTGCTACCGAAAGCGTACAGGTTCTTGCTACCTCTGATAGAGTCGTATGCGAACAACCTCGAAGGGTTCCTACAATACCTTATTGGTATACGGGATTCGCTGCCGAGAAGTTCGGGAGCGTACAAGGATGTTCAGGCGCTATATCGGCGTGTGAACGGACGGTACACACAGCAGGTGCGACGAGAGCGGAGCAACCGCGCTATCGCCAAGGCCGAGGAGAAGTACGGCGCGATCGACTTCCACACTCGGCAGAAATGGGTGGCTGACTTGGAACACGAGTGGGCGCAACGACGACTGGGCTTCCTAGATAAGGCCAGTAGAGGTAAACGTCTAAGTATTGAGGAACGAGCAGAGTTGTTGGCTGAGTTCTGGGATGGTATAGACACAGAGATCAGCAAAGGAAAAGGGTTACCGAAGTGGAATTAACGAAACCTTGGAGTTATTCATCGCTGACGGCGTTTGAAACTTGCCCCCGCAGGTATCAACTGACGCGCGTCACGAAGGAGGTGGTTGAGAAGCAGACCGAAGCAACGATTTGGGGCAACAAGGTTCATAAGGCCCTTGAGTTATTTGCCAAGGGGCAGTCTCCGCTGCCCGAGGAACTCAAGAAGTACGAGCGGTACGTCCGCAAAATACAGTCCTACGAAGGGAAGCGAGTGGTCGAAGAGCGCATGGCGCTTGACGCCAACTTTCGACCGACGACGTGGATGGCTAAGAACGTTTGGTGCCGAGGCATCATAGACATAGGCGTAGTGGGGTCGGACGCTGCATACCTACTGGACTGGAAAACAGGTAAACGCAAGCCAGATTCAGACCAGCTACGGTTGTTCGCCGCACTCGCCTTCGCCCACTATCCATGGATCGACAAAGTGGTTACTGGTTTCATCTGGTTGAAGGACGCAAAGTTCGACAAACAGGCGTTTACACGTAACCAGCTTCCTGAAATATGGAACGAGTTTCTGCCACGCATTAGTAGATTGGCGGTTGCTTACAAAGACGATAAGTGGATTCCTAAACCGTCAGGTCTTTGTAAGAACTGGTGTCCGGTGGGTAAGAGTCTGTGTGAATTTTGCGGAGAGTGAGTTGAAGGAGATCACTTAGTGACCGACGTTCGCAGTCTAACCAACGAAGAACTTGTTAGGTACGCAATTCAGCAAGACCGATTGACTGTGTTGGAAAACGAGTTGGTACACCGACTCGAAGCCCTAATTGAAGAACGCGAGGAGTTTGTGTTCCCAGAGTGGGCCAGAGCGTTGATTGAACCGGACGAAGCCGTCCCAGACTTTTTGAAGGATTGATAATTGGCAGTTACGCCAGAAGGCAAAGTAAAAGCGAAGGTAAAGGACTACCTTCGGTCGATTGGGGCTTGGTATTACATGCCAGTCTCCAACGGTATGGGGCGCGTCGGATGCCCCGACATTCTGGTGTGCTACAAGGGATTGTTCATGGCGTTTGAAACCAAAGCGCCGGGCAAAATTAAGAACGTAACTCCCAACCAAGAGCGGGAGATTGAAGCGATACAACGTGCTTACGGGTTAGCAGTTGTTGTGGATGATGTTGAACAAGTCAAGGAGGCTATCAATGCCAAAGTCATCGAAGCAGGAATTAAAGACTAAGGCCGAATACAACCGCAAACCGGATGTACAGGCCAAACGTGTGGCTCAAAACAAGGCGCGGCGTCACGCCATCGCCGCAGGCAAGGCCAAGAAGGGAGACGGTAAAGATGTCGACCACAAAGTACCGCTCGATAAGGGCGGCAGTTCATCTGACGCTAATACGCGAGTTGTTAGCCGGAAGACTAACCGTGGATGGCGAAAAGCCCACCCAGACATGTACACCAAAAGAGGCAAGTGATGAGCGCAAACGACGAACAAGTAAGCGGTAGCCACTACCAAACTGCTATTCAGCCGTGGGACTTCATCATCGCGAATCAGCTTGGGTACCTCGAAGGCAACATCATCAAGTACGTTAGCCGCTACAAGAAGAAAGGTGGCGTAGAAGATCTACGCAAAGCGAGACACTACTTGGAAAAGTTGATTGAGGTAACGTGCCATGATGGTTCATGCGAAGAAAAGAGCAGTAATTCTTAAACTCAAAGAGCCCGAGCGGGTTCTAAACGTCATTCCATCCGCGAAGACGTTCAAGGTAAAAGGCGAGACACTGACCGCAGTGCCGCATCGGATCGAAGAGACCAAGGTTCTGCGCAATCTTGGGTTCGACGTACCAGCCCCGATTCGCCACTACTACGACTGGCCCGGACGGTTCGCGCCGTTCGACGCGCAGAGAGAAGCGGCAGCATTTCTGTCCATGTACGACCGTGCGTTCAACCTGTCGGAACTCGGCACAGGTAAATCGTTGGCGTCGTTGTGGGCGTTCGACTATCTGCGCAGCATCGGCAGAGCGAGCAAGGCGTTAATCATTTCGCCACTCTCCACGTTGGAGCGCACATGGGCGGATGAGCTGTTCAACCACTTCCCGCACCTGACGTACACCGTACTCCACGGTACGCGGGACAAGCGGCTCAAGCTGTTGGATCAAGACGTCGACGTGTACATCATCAACCACGACGGTGTGCAGATCATCGAGCCGCATATCAAAGACCGAGTTGACATTGACGTTGTCATCATCGACGAGATCGCACAGGCCGCACGCAACGCCGGGACGGATCGGTGGAAGGCGATCAACACGGTGGTCAACAAGCACAAGAAGCCACGCACCTGCTGGGGCATGTCGGGTACACCAACGCCGAACGCTCCGACGGACGCTTGGGCGCAATGTCGACTGGTGGTTCCAGAGAAGGTTCCGCCCTACTTCAACCGGTTCAAGGGACAGGTCATGAAGCAGCTAACTCAGTTCACTTGGGTGCCTAAGCCCGAGGCTACTGAGATCGTTCGCGAAGTCATGCAGCCTGCTGTCCGGTTCACCCGCGACGAGTGCGTCGACCTACCGCCGCTTATGTACGAGACGCGCGTGGTTGGTCTTACAAAAGAGCAGTCCAAAGCCTACAAGGAGATGGTCGACAAGCTGCGCACGCAGGCTGAGAGCGGCGAGATCACGGCGGTCAACGAGGCAGTCAAGATGGCGAAGCTGGTGCAGATCGCCTGTGGTGTGGTCTACGCCAACAACGGTGAGGAAGTAACCATACCGTCGACGCCACGTGTGGACGAGGTGCGCTCCATCGTGCAGGAGGCTGAGGGCAAGGTCATCGTGTTCGTGCCGTTCGTATCGTCGGTCAACATGGTGGCTCAAGAACTGAGTAAGGACTTCACCGTTGAGGTTATCCACGGTGGCGTCAAAAAGGATGAGCGCGACCGCATCTTCGGTGCGTTTCAGAAAGCGAAAGACCCCAAGGTTCTGGTGGCACAACCTGCTGCCATGTCCCACGGACTGACGCTGACGGCGGCAAGCACGATCGTCTGGTACTCCTGCGTTACCTCCAACGAGGTGTTCGAGCAGGCCAACGGTCGTATCAACCGTCCGGGGCAGAAGATGAACAACTTCATCATCATGCTCGAAGGCACCCCGGTAGAGAAGCGCATCTACGCTCGACTGCGGAATAAGCAGAAGATGCAGGGCGCTCTACTGGACGAAGTAAAGGCGAAACGCGAAGCTGTGATCGCTTGACATAAACACATATCTGCACTAACCTGCGCACATGTAAACAGGTAAGGAGGCAAACGCACCATTATGAACCTACTTAAACCCGAAGAAGTTTCGGCAAAACTCGGTATCACAAAGGCAGCACTACCTGCCCTAAGACGCCGTGAAAGTAGCTTCCCCTCACCAATAAGAGTCTCGCAGAAGGTTCTACGGTGGGATGAAGCAGACATCGACAACTGGTTGAACGCTAAGAAGGAGAGAACTGATGGCGAAAGTAACCGAACTAGATGACGTCTCGCTCTTGAGAATGTTCATCGCCCTGCGGGATCGTCGTGCGCAGCGTAAAGCTGCTTACGAGTCAGACGATGCAGGTGACAAAGAAAAGCAGGAAAAGATCGAGGTCGAGTTTCTGCGCCGCTTCAACGAGCGGGGCATCGACAACGTATCTGCCCGAGACATCGGAACTGCTTACCGATCCACACGTTCGTCCGCAACGGTTGGCGACTGGGACTCGCTCCTAGACTACATCCGTGGTGAGAGCGCGTGGGAAATGCTGGAGCGACGCGTTAGCAAGACGGCGGTTGAACAGTATCGTGCTGTGAACGATGATCTGCCACCCGGTGTGAACTGGAGCGAAACTCAGGTCATCAACTTTCGACGTAAATAACTTAATGAGGTAATCCAAATGAGCGACATGGTTGCTATTAAATCATCCAAACTTCCCGCCCACTTACAAGGCAAGACCAAGGCGTCCAACGTCTTTGCTGCTGCCGTTAGCGTTGGCGGTTTCCCTGTGGTTTCGATCAAGGGCAAGGTGTTCCACATCCAGCGTGGCGACGAGCGCACTCTGGTAACCAAGCCTGACACCGACGACGAACCGGCATCTGCGCTGGAAGTGGTCATCCTGTCGGCAAACCCCAACAAGTCGAAGGTGTACTACGCCAGCGGCTACGAGGAAGGGTCTGTCGCCAAGCCGACCTGCTACTCCAACGACGGTGTTGGCCCGGCTGCTGACGCAGAAGAGCCTCAAGCCAAGAAGTGCGCCGTATGCCCGCACAACCAGTGGGGCTCCCGTATCACCGACAACGGTGGCAAGGGTAAGGCGTGTGGCGACTCCATGCGTCTGGCGATCACTCCGGCTGGTATGCTCAACGACCCGATGCTCCTGCGCGTTCCTGCTGCTACACTCAAGACTTTGGGTCAGTACGGCGCTCAGTTGGCGAAGCGTGGCGTAGAGCCGCAGTACGTTGTCACCAAGATCGGCTTCGATTACAGCGTTGCCCACCCTGCCCTGACGTTCAAAGCCACTCGCTTTGTTGACGCAGAAGAACTGGCAGAGGTTGAAGCTACGATGCGTGACGAAGAAGAACTGATCGGTCAGATTACCGGTGTTCTGGAATCTCCGGTCGGCAACGTGGAAGCGGTCGCAAACGCATCCGCCGCACCAGCGGTAACCAAGTCGAAGAAGTTGGAAGAAGCAGAAGCCGAAGCCGAGGCAGCACCAAAAGCCAAGGTCAAGGTTGAAGAAGACTCCGAAGACGATGAAGCCCCAGCGCCGAAAGCTAAGCCCAAGGCCAAGGTTGTCGAAGAACACGACGACATTGACGCAGCCTTGGACAACTTAGATTTTGACGACTAACCCTGTGTAGTGACGTTCGGTAGCCGGGGTTCGCCCCGGCTTACCGTTTGTTAACGCGTTAACAGGTAGGTGGGGACAATGGGCACACAACAATTCCTTGAACTGATTACGCCACGCGAGGGCAACAAGATAATCGCGTTGGTGGTGCCGGGCGAGAATGGCAACAGTTGGTTCAAATACAAAAAATACCCAAGCGCAGAGGAAGCAGCAAAAGCAGCATTGAATTTCGACAGCAGAGGGGAAACCGTCTACTTCGCAGTTAATTCTTTTGGCGACTGGTACCACGATGAAGTAAAGGACAAGAAGCGCATCCGCACGCAAGAGAATGTGGTGGCGTGCCGTAGCCTTTACGACGACTTCGACGTCGACGCCGACGACGAAAGAAAGTATTCGACGAGAGAAGAAGCGCTCGCCGACATCATCAATCTGGCTAAGGCACTGCGCCTGACGCCAACGATCACTTCATCCGGCGGTGGCTACCACTGCTACTTCTCGTTGGATGCGGACGTAACCAAGCAGGTGTGGGAAGAACTGTCCGCGATGAAGCGCGACGTCACCACCCACATGGGGCTTAAGGCAGACCGTGCCGTCGACATGGACAGCGCTCGAATCCTTCGCCCGGTGGGCACGCACAACCGTAAGACGGAAACACCACGCGAGGTTGTTGTAGTTAAAGAGGGAAAGGCTTACCCAGTTG